GGTGTCTGCATCGGTGCTGATAGCCTCCCTGGTGCTCGGCAAATCTGTATTGGTTGCGGACATGTTGCCCTTCATCAACCGATTTCCAGAAAAGCCTTTGATCTGGAACGTCACTTGGAAAACGCTCATGTATGCCTTGGTCGCGCTAGTCGTTCATTACCTGGAACGGCTGTACGAATACTGGAAAGAAGCACACAGCTTTCTGGCTGCGAACACCCAGCTATGGACCTCCATGAACTGGCCGCAATTCTGGGCAGTGCAGATTTTGCTCATTACGTTGATTTTCATGTATTGCGTCATTTCGGAACTGGCACGTGCCTTGGGGCATGATCGCTTGAAAAAAATGTTCCTGGGTCCACTTCCACCGCCCATAAACTGAAGTCCGAAAAGTATCCGAAAACTAACCCCGGCAAGTTTTCCCTGACTAAGACATGCCGCATTCGGCTGAATGTTGCCTGCCACCTCCGTCCGCTTCGGGTCGTTTTCTGCCGGTCATGTACTGGAGTCCTGCTCACTTCGAGTAACGGGACATTCGTTAAATGTCACCCGTTATCTAAGCCAGCTTCGGTGGGTTTGTTTGTGGCTGCGGATACCAGCTCCCCTAGGACTGGACTACCATCATCCCTAGCGGTGTTTTTAAGCACTGATCGCCACTCACTCGGAAAGAAAAGGAATCTCTATGTCCGCCTGGATGCTCCCTCTCGTTGCCATCGCCCTGGTCGGCTTCGGCATGTTCCTTATTGCTGAGGCCTGGGGTGGCTACGACTTTGAGCCTGCCATCCTGGGTTATGATGGTTGTGCTGCCCTGATGGCTGCCTTGGTTCTGTACAGAGTCTGGAGTCGAAAGCATTGAACCAAGCCTGTGATCAGGCCGCCCAGCGCGCCTGGTGGTGCTGGAGTAATGATTGGCGAAGGCATCCAGAACGAGACACAAAAAAGCCGCCTGGGGGCGGCTTTTTTATGCTTTAGTTCTCCGTTTGAGTGCTTCTCGGCGATTTACTCACCAGTTGAAGTAGATCAACTCATTGGCCTGCTTGCCGCCCTGCCCTCCCACCATATGCCGGAACGGCACCTCCTTCAGGCGAAGCCCAGAGAACACTTCTCGAATCTGCGGGTGGTCGTTGATCGAGATAACCATCCGGCCCTTGATCGATGCCGCCAGTTCAGCCATCACCTGGTATTGCTCGAAATTGAATGCACCAGGTGCGTACCCCGCTGTCTCCCAGTACGGTGGATCGAGATAAAACAGTGTGTGCGGGCGATCGTATCGCCGGATGCACTCCTTCCAGTCGAGGTGCTCAATCGTGGTTCTGGCCAGTCGCAGGTGCGCCTCACTGAGCCTCTCTTCAATGCGCAACAGATTCAGCCTGGGCGGCGAAGTAGTCGCGGTACCGAACGTGCGCCCCGTTGGTTTGGCGCCAAAGCATTGCTGCTGCAGGTAGAAAAACCGAGCAGCCCGCTGAATATCAGTCAGCGTTTCCGGGATCTGCATGTTGGTCCACTCGAACATCTTGCGGCTGACCAACGACCAACGGAATTGCCGGACCAGTTCCTCCAGGTGATTCGCCACCACCCGGTACAGGTTGACGACCTCGCCATCAAAGTCGTTGATGACCTCAACATGGCTCGGCTCTTTCATGAAGAACAATGCTGCGCCACCGCAGAACGGCTCGACATAACATTCGTGCTCTGGGAACTCAGGCAGGATGTGTTTGGCCATGCGGCGCTTTCCGCCCATCCAAGGGAAAATCGGTGTAGACATAAGTGATCCTTGTCTCTGCTATTGGATTCGCTTAGGCTTCGCACCCCCTGCGCAGTGGGGCGAGGCCTTGGGTTGGATCACTCGGAATGCTCGAGTGGTACGACGTCGGGCTGGTGCTTCAACACCAGCTCGTCGCCTCGTTTATTCACTGCGCGGGTTTTACTTCCCCTCTCCAAGCTCAAACGGCTTGAAGCGAATAACTTCCTCGCCCAGCCATTCGTTGATTTGCAGCAGGCGCGCCTGCAGCGGTTCCAGTTCGTTCAGTCCCCAAACTTGTGCGGCTTCGCGCATCGAACCAAAGCCCCCCGAGTTCTGCGGCACAATGCCCATCAGTTGTGGATAAATGCGCAAGGCCGCGAGCAGATCGTCGCGACTGATGTTTTTGATCGAGCCAAAATCATCCTTAGCCGCAACCTCACTGATCGGGATCAGCTGGATACCGTCTTTCTTCCCACCAGGTGCGTACATGAACAGGTTGCGGAAGTTGGTTAACATGGGCACAAAGGTACTGCCGATCGTAGGCCAGGCCTTGTTGTGGATTGGCCGGCTGTTCATGGCGAACCCAATCGTCGCGGCTGTGGCAGCCATCGCAACCGCCGCGTATCTGATCTATGCCAACTGGGACAAGGTGAAAGCCTACCTGGGCACGCTATGGGTTGAGCTCAAGCAGGGCTTCAGTGGCGGCATCGCCGGCATTCTGGAGATCCTGGTCAACTTCAGCCCGCTTGGGCTTTTCTACCGCGCCTTCGCCGGTGTGATGAGTTACTTCGGCGTTGAGCTGCCGGGGAAATTCACCGAGTTCGGCGGCATGATCATGGCCGGGTTGGTAAACGGCATCACCGCTGCGGCCGGCAGCGTGAAAGACGCCGTTGTCGGAGCGGGCGAAAGCACCATTGGCTGGTTCAAGGAAAAGCTCGGCATCCACAGCCCCTCACGCGTATTCGCTGAGCTGGGTGGCTTCACCATGGCCGGTCTGGCTCAAGGTCTTTCCGATGGTGAGGGTGGTCCATTGGCTGCCGTTGCCGGCGCCGGAAAACGTCTGGCTCAGGCCGGCGCGCTGGCCATTGGCATGGGCAGTACCGGCGGCGCGATCGCGGTCGACAATCGAGCACCGATTGCCACCGCTTCAGCGCCCGTCGCCCAGGCTGTGGGCGATCAGATCGTCATCAACATCCATCCCACTGCGGGAATGGATCCGGCTGACATTGCACGCGCTGTCGCGGCCGAACTGGACAAGCGTCAGAGCGCCAAGCAGGCGCGTGGCCGCAGTTCCCTTTTGGACCAGGAGTAACCCCACCATGATGATGGCCCTCGGCATGTTCGTCTTCACGTTGGAAACGCTGGTCTATCAGGAGCTGCAGCGGCAGACCGATTGGCGCCACGGCACAACCTCACGTATCGGTACCAACCCTGCTCGACAGTATCTGGGGCGTGGCGAGGATGCGATCACATTGCCTGGCGTCCTTCTTCCCGCCTTGCTGGGAACACCCCTGAGCTTGGATACCCTGCGGGTAATGGCTGATACCGGGAAGTCGTGGCCACTCATTGAGGGTACCGGGCGGATCCTGGGGACGTGGGTTATCGAAAGCATCAACGAAACCAGGACGCTGTTTTTTCGAGACGGCGCCGCTCGCCGGATCGAGTTCACCATTGCACTCAAGCGCATCGATGACGGCCGTGCGGACATCCTCGGCGCGGGAGCGAGCACCGCAGGAAACATCCTGAGGAGAGTGCTGTGATCGATCAGGCAATCAGCCAAGCCAACGCCTACCTGGGCAAGGCAAAAGATGCGTACCGCGACGCCACGGCTTACCCCCGACCGATATGTCGCGTCTTGGTCGACGGCAACGACATTACGGCAGCGATCGAGGCACGCTTGATCAACATCGAGCTCACTGATAATCGCGGAATGGAAGCGGACCAGCTCGACATTACCCTCTCTGATCATGACGGCCGGCTGACCATTCCGCCCAAGGGCGCCGTCCTGCATGTTTGGCTGGGGTGGAGCGATACCGGCCTGATCGACAAAGGGACCTATACCGTCGACGAGACCGAGCACAGCGGTGCGCCTGATCAACTCAGCATCCGCGCCCGGAGCGTGGATCTGCGTGCGGGCTTGAAGGTCAAGCGGGAGCGCAGCTGGCATGGCCAAACATTGAAGGCCGTCATTGAGGCAATTGCCGGGGCATACGGTCTCGGTGCCGTGGTGAGCGCCGCGTTCAGCGCGCTCAACCTTGCGCACCTTGACCAGGCCAATGAGTCCGATGCCAACCTGCTCAGCCGTCTCGGGATAGAGAACGATGCCATCGCTACTGTGAAAGCAGGTCGCCTGCTGTTCATGCCAGTGGGGAAGTCCCTCACGGCCAGTGGCCTGAATCTCCCCCACATCACCCTCACGCGCCAGGACGGCGATCAGCACCGTTTCCTGCAGGCCGATCGCGACAGCTATACCGGCGTGCGTGCCTTCTACTACGAGGTCAACAGTGCGCAGAAGAAAGAAGCCATTGCCGGCGGTGGAGAAAACCTGAAAGACCTGCGCCATACCTACACCGACCAGCAGAGCGCACTGGTGGCGGCTCGCGCAGAAATGAGCCGCCTGCAACGTGGCACCGCCACCCTCAGCTATACACTGGCCAAGGGCCGACCAGATCTGACACCAGAGTTGACCTATTCCCTGGTGGGAATCAAGCAAGAGATCTCGGACGTGGTGTGGTTGGGCGGCAACGTGAAACACAGTTTCTCGCCGGACTCATTCACCACCAGTCTCGAATTGGAGTCCAAGCTGCCGGATGAAGACGGCGTGAACGAGCTGGCCGATGCATCGGACAACTTCACGGGAATTGTCGCCTGGTATCGCGACGAGAAGACCGGGGAGCAGAACCAACTCACCGAGGGAGACCAAAGCAAACCACGGCGACTGACCCATCTGTACGAGAGCAAGGCGTCTGCGAAAAGAGCAGCAGATCGGGAGTACAAACGGCTTCAGGGTTAAAAACTCTGACTTGGGACACACCCAACACAGGTCAACAAACGATTACCTTCTGCCCGCCTGACTCTCCATCTTCCACCTGAACAGTGACCATGGCCTGAAGAACCTGAAGTAAACGCTTTTGGTCATCCAAAGACAGCCTCCGGTACCGAACAAGCAGATCAAGCTCCAACTTTGTGAGGGCCTCAACTGCCGCAAATTCGGTTGTCTTCGGGTAGCAGTGAATGCGGATAGGTTCCATCGCTTGTCATATTCCATTACTGTATGTGCATACAGTACATTTCCGGAGCGATTTCGCCAATGGGGCTGACAATCGGAAACAAAAAAGCCCAGCCTGGGCTGAGCTTTTTTGCGTCATCTGTCGATCAGTGACACGAGCATATGGTTTCGACTACATGCAGCGTTGCATCAGCTTTTGGCCACCGCAGCCATCGCATGGGCCATTCGACGGAGTGTCTCTTTGTCGTAGTCCGTGAGCTCCTTGAGGTACGACAGCACCTCGAGTTCGTAGGGCGAAAGCTGATCTGGTGATACTGGAAAGTGCTCCCCCGCCAGCACGTAGTAAACGTCTACTCCCAGAGGTTTAACCGCAGCTAGGTACCTTGCGTCAGGGCTTCTTTCATCCTTTTCGTAATTGATCTGAGTTGTTTTTCCTACACCGCCAGCAGCACCCAAATCAGTCTGGCTGAGCCCCAAGCGCGACCTTTCTTCCTTCAGCCGCTCGCCAATGGTCATATTTTTGAACCTCTAACATTGACAGGTTCATTTATATGAACCAATATCATCACAACATCACGCGAAATCACACGAATCTGAACTATGCACGCCACCTATGCACCCGAGCAAGCCTGCCAGGACGCAAGAAAGCGCCTGGAGTTACAGGGCATGTCCGTTAAGGATTTTGCTATTCAAAACGGTCTCCACCCTTCAACCGTCTATGCGGTTTTAAACGGGCAGAAAAAATGCCTTCGAGGTGAGGCGCATCGCGCAGCCGTGCTCCTCGGGATCAAAGACGGCGTGATTACAAACTAGGGCCTCTGGCTCACGGAGGAAACCAGAAGATGAAACGCCCAGTGCTAGAAACCAGACGCCAAGTCGTCAGCGCTGTTGTTTGCGCTTACCCAGGTGGTCGTGAGTGCGCCGCAGCGCGCCTCGGTTACGAACTCAAGAAGTTTGACAACCACGTCTACGAAAACGCCGGCAGCCGGCCGCTTAGCGACGATCAGATTCATATGCTCGAGCGAGACGCAGGAACCAGCCTTTTTCCTGAGTACGTGGCCTCACTCTATAGCGGCATGTTCGTGCCTATTGCCGATCCAGAAACCCTGGACAACATCGAGTTGTACAGCCGTACGGTGAGCACCGCTGCTAAACGAGGCGTGGTCGATCAGATCATCGATAAAGCTTTGGCTGATGGGGTCATCGAGAAAGGTGAAGCAGCTGCAATTCTTGCTGCTCACAGCAAATATCTGAGTGCTCGCCATTCCGAGGTGCTCGCTACGATCCAGTTGCACAGCAAGGAGGCGGACCAGTGAGCACATACAAACTTGTTTGCCCCCACTGCATGGGCCGCATGCGGATTCGCACCAGTGAAGGCACTCATATTTTTCTACGCGTGGCCTACCTGCAATGTGTCAACGAGGCCTGCGGCTGGTCGGTCCGCGCCCAGTTTGAAATGACTCATGAAATGAGTCCGAGCGGCATGGCTAACCCCGCCGTTCGCCTTCCTATCGCAGATGTTGCCCTACGCCGCGCCGCGATGAAGTCAAGCGTGCCCCTGCCACCGACGATCACCCCGCAGCGAGTGCAAAGGCCTACCTGACCTTCGCCCGCGGATTCGATGTGGGGATGATTGAGGGTTGGTACACCCAGGAGCACTACTTTGATCGCGACCTGAATATCGGTTCGGCCACAGTTCGATTTCCACTGGAAAAAGGTGGCTACTGGGAACGACTCATCGACAAGCCGAATCGCTTCGGCAAGAAGAAAGCGCGCTTCAAGCCGGGCGAAAGCTACAAGGGTTTTTGGTGGGTACCACCTTGTGTTGATCTGCTGCAGGTGGACGAACTGTGGATCGTCGAGGGTATTTTCGATGCCATTGCCCTGGTGCAGAACGGCATCCCCGCCGTCGCCGCGCTTTCCTCCAATGCCTACCCAGAAGAGTCCCTAAAAGCCCTGATCACTGCTCGCGGCGGCAAAACACCAAAGCTGATCTGGGCATTGGACAACGAACCAGGTGCGCACAAATACACCCGCATGTGGGTCCGCCAGGCTCGCGACCTCGGCTTCACCTGTGAAGCAGCACAAATCCTGCAGCCTGACTCGCGCAAGGTCGATTGGAACGATCTTCATCAGCGTTGGGCCTTCATGGACGACGCCGAAGCCCGTACCCAACGGATCGACAAGGAGCTGGACGACGCCAAGCACCACGGTGCCCTGCTGATTGCGGAAAGCGCGGTGGAAAAAGCCCTGCTCATGTATCAGTGGCGCGAGCGCGAAGAGTTTCACTTTGGTTTCGACTCCCGCCTGTACTGGTGGAAATTGGACATCTCGAAATTTAACAGCGCCATGCAAGCGCTGGATGCCAGCGACAACCATGAAGACCAACAGCTGAACGACAAAGCACGTCGCGCTAAGGCGCTGCGCATGTCCGGCTGTGTGGTGGAGATCGCCAACTGCTACCCCAAGGCTCTGTATTTCCAGCGCAACGAGATCACCGACGAGTCGTGGTACTTCTTCCGCGTCGACTTCCCCCATGACGGTGGCTCGGTGAAAAACACCTTCACCGGTGGCCAGGTCGCCGCGGCGAGCGAATTCAAAAAAAGACTTCTCGGCATGGGTGCCGGAGCCGTGTTCACCGGCAGTGGACAGCAGTTGGACAAGATCATGAAAGACCAGCTTTTCGGCATCAAAACCGTTCAAACCATCGACTATGTGGGCTACAGCCGGGAGTACCGCTGCTACGTGTTCAACGACGTCGCCATTCGCGAGGGCCAGCTCATCACCATCAACGAAGAGGAATTCTTCGAGATGGGCAAGCTGAAACTCAAGAGCCTGCAAAAAGGCGTGAAGATCGCCCTGCAGAAGGATGCCAAAGACTACGACGCGCGCTGGCTGGACTTGCTCTGGCAATGCTTCGGCGCCCAGGGCACCGTGGCGCTGACCTTCTGGTTCGGCTCGCTGTTCGCCGAGCAAATCCGCGCCCGGTACCAGTCGTTCCCTTTCCTCGAAGCGACGGGTGAAGCCGGTGCCGGCAAAACCACCCTGCTCACCTTGCTCTGGAAATTGCTGGGCCGCGAAGGATATGAAGGCTTCGACCCATCCAAATCCACCAAGGCTGGCCGTAGCCGCTTGATGGGCCAAATCTCCGGCATGCCCGTTGTATTGCTGGAATCGGATCGCAGCGGCGACGATAAGGCGCACGCCAAAACGTTCGAATGGGACGAGTTGAAGGACTACTACGGCGGCGGCACGCTCGCCACCAAAGGCGTAAAAACCACCGGCAACGAAACCTACGAGCCACCCTTTCGCGCCACGATCGCCATCAGTCAGAACGCACCTGTTGTGGCGTCCGAGGCGATCATGACCCGGATCGTGAAGTTGCACTTTGTGCGGCCAACCGTGACGGCAGAAAGCCGTGCGGCAGCGGATCTGCTCAACTCCCTGGAAGGCGCGAAGCTCAGCAACTTCTTGCTGCAAGCAGTACGCAAAGAGTCAGAGGTGATGGAGCTGTTCGCCAACCGCATGCCCGGTTACGAAGCCAAGCTGCGCAGCCTTCACAGCCACTGCTTTGCGTGCGAAACGCCGTTCAAAGATGAACAGAGCGACTGTGGCCATTGCGGCAACAAACTGCGCGGCTACATCCGCGTTGAGCGTATCAACAAAAACCACGCCCAATTGCTTGCCCTACTCGACTGCCTGCGTCTGGTGCTACCCCTCAGCGAGCCGCAAATCAGCCACACCCGCACCCAAATCATCCGCATGGCAATCGAGCGTCAATCCTCGATCAGCTCGGATCACCCCGTAGTGGCTGAGTTTTGGGAAGTCTACGAATACCTCGAAGGCCTGGACGCTGACGGCCCGGTGGTCAACCACAGCAAGAAAGACCACACCATCGCCATCAACCTCAATGACTTCGTCAAATGCGCGGCGGAGCACCGCCAGAAGGTTGCGGACATCGGTGAATTGAGGGAGCGCCTGAAAGATTCCCGCTCTCGGAAGCTGATCGACACGAACAAGGCAACCGACAGCGCGGTACGTGCCCACCAGGCCAAGCACTCCAACGCCACCATCACGAAACAACCCATTGTGAAGTGCTGGGTTTTTCAGGCCTGACCGCCGATCGCCGACAGGACAGACGAATGCAAATTCAAATACTCGCCTGCAGTGGCACAGCGGCAAACCTGCAAGACCGCGTCACCGAAGTGATGCGCCAGATGGGCAACGATCACCGGAAAACCGTACAGGCCGACGCCTACGGTGCTGATGGCCTCGTTGACATCCTGGAAGTGCGCGCAACGAACGGTCAGCGCGAGATTTTGGTACTGAGCTGCTCGCGACTGCAGATCCAGGCGGTACTGGATTGGCAATCGAGCACTGAGGACAACAACGAATTCGAAGACTTGGAGCTGCACCTGGTGCGAAAGCCAGACAGCGACATGTAACGCCGGCTGCAACCGGCAACCACTGAAAGGAGAGAACCATGCAGCGCACCAATGAAACAGCCCAACGAGGTAGCAGGGAGTTCTTGAGCAACCTGATCAGCACGATCGTAACCATCGTACTGATCGCTATCACTGCGATTCAGGTACCTGACGTACTGATTTGGCTCGCCAGGTAAACAAAAAGATGGCGCCGAGGGGCTGCAACCCCTCGACGCCGACCACCACTGAAAGGAGAGAACCATGCAAGCTCAAATCCACAATGGCGGTGTCGCCGAGGCTACCACGAACTCATTTTTCGTTGGCGATCACTTAGCCTGCTACGCCCTGGAGGTAGGTGGCACCGGTTTTCGGCCGGATGTTTGCCAAGGAGACGCGCTATGAAAACGTTGTTTGTATTGATGGCCCAATATGATGGCCAAGTGGTGATTCCGCTGGATCGTGTGTGTAAGGACTACTTCACTCATCTCACCACGGACATGTTCCAACGCAAAGTGGGGGCCGGACAAATTAAAATCCCTATCACGCGCATGGAACCTAGCCAGAAAAGCGCAAAAGGAATTCACATCGCGGACCTTTCCGAATACTTAGATGCCCAGCGCGCTGCCGCCGTAAAAGAAAGTAATCAGTTGAACAGCTCGCCACGCAGTAGCTAATTTATTTAAGCGTCCTGGCGCCCAATTTTACGGGCGCCAGTAGAACTTTCTTCAACCACTTCCAATTGGCGTACACGTCACCCCGACCACGCAGATGAGTGTAGCGACGCATCGAATTCCAATCCCTGTGCCCTGAAACGCTAGCGACTCGGGGTATATCCCAATCCATCTCGAACAAACGGCTGACACCTTCATGGCGCAAGTCATGGAAGTGAAGATTCTCAATGCCTAAGATCTTGCAAGCGCGGCTCCAGGACGTGGACACGGATTCAGCGCTATAGGGAAAGATCTCGGGGAGCGACTTTGGCATTGTTTGAAGAATCGCCCAGGCCTCGGGCGGCAAATGACACCAGACATCGTTGCCGATCTTCTGACCGGGATTCTTCATGTCGCGCACCAACACTCGTTGGCCTTGCTCGTCCAGATCCGCCCATTGAATGCGCGTAATCTCCTCCTGGCGACGCGTTGAGAACAAGGCAAACGCAGTCATCTTGAGCATGTTGATCGACGTGGGTCGGCGGGCTTGAATCTCACGAAAGTGGGTCAGAAGTTTATCCAACTCATCCAGGGTCGGACGTCGGTCGCGCTCCCGGCTTTTCATGTTGTAGCCGAGCTTCTTCATCACCTTTCGGGCGTCCGCCATTGCGTGCGGGTTAACCTCATACCCCCACGCAGGCCGAGCAATCGATAGCACAGCACCGAGGTGAGCGAGATCGTTACCGGCCGTCTGAGGTTGGACGGCCCCACCCTCCTTGCCCATGCGCCACAGCGCATACTCCACCAGCTGCTGACTGTTGATCTCCTGGTCGTTGAGTTTGCCCAGATACGACTCGCTGATCGCCTTGAGCGTCGCCAGTTTGGTTTTGCCCAACGGGCGGACCTTTTCCATTTCGACCAGGTAACGGTCGATCATTTCTTTGACCGTCGCGCCTTGGCGGTTCGCCCGCTCGATAGCCCCAGGTTGGTCCAGTTCGGTCTCCCGCTTTCGAACCCAGGCCTGGGCGGCCTGTTTTCGGGCAAAGGTCTGGCTCTCTTGGTAAACTTGCGCTCCATCTCGAAACAGGCGTATTTGTGCCGTGTAACTGATGCTGCCGTCGGTGCGTTTCCGTGCTCTGATCGTGGCCATGGTCAACTGGTACAATTGTGAAAGGGGTTGGTACATTGTACCAATGACCTCTCAAAAACGCCCATTTACCCCCGAAAACCGGCATTGAACACGTAGAGCAAAATGGTACAGAAATCAGCTACATCCCCAGTAAATTCAAGCTCTACGCTGTCTCGGCGGTTTTCCGTTGCACCCATGATGGATTGGACTGACCGCCATTGCCGCTTCTTCCTACGCCTGCTGTCGAAAAACGCCCTGCTCTACACCGAGATGGTGACCACGGGTGCCTTGCTCAATGGTGATCACGAGCGTTTTCTGCGGCATGACGAAGCCGAGCACCCGCTCGCGCTGCAGTTGGGGGGCAGTGTTCCGCTGGATTTGGCGGCGTGTGCGCGGATGGCGCAGGAGCATGGGTACGACGAGGTGAACCTGAATGTCGGCTGCCCGAGTGACCGGGTGCAGAACAATATGATCGGCGCGTGCCTGATGGGGCATCCGCAGTTGGTAGCCGATTGTGTGAAGGCGATGCGCGATGCGGTGTCGATTCCGGTGACGGTCAAGCATCGTATCGGCATCAATGGGCGCGACAGTTACGAAGCGTTGTGCGACTTCGTCGGCACAGT